CTGATATTGACTTGTAGATAATTAGAACAAAAGTACAATTCACATCCCTATACTCTATAATATATATATTTTTATTTACAATATATTTTTAATAAAAAAAAAATTTATTTTCATATTGGGGGGTGAACAGTTTTTACAAAAAAAAAGTGTTTTTTCGTTCTAATCTTCTACAGCCTAATAACAATAGGAGTTAAGACAGCACAAATAATAGCACAAAACAGCACAAATAAATTATTTTTGCACTTTAGTATCAATTATAAATTAAATTATTACATTTGCAAACAACATAATCGCCATGATAAAAAACATTAGAGAGTATAAATCCCTGCAATTCCTCCTGGCGGTTGTGTTAAGCAGGGACTCTCAACTTTATTTATACTTATGAAAGTAACTTTTTACAAATCAATTAAGGATGTATCACCTTATCAGAATAAGGATGTAGGATTCTATCTAGATAGGATTAAGAATGGCAAGTCTGAGCAGTTATGTAAAGACCTAAGATTCTCTACTGATAAAGAGGAAAGAAAAGCCATAAAGATGCAGCTGCCTATTGTTACCTTTGGAGGTGATTTTAGTAAGAGAAATAATGCATCTTTAAGAAAGGCATCAGGATTACTGACTTTAGACTTTGATGATGTGCAGGATTTACCTGCTCTGATTGTAGAACTGAAAGCTCACAAATCTATCTTTGCCTGTTGGACATCACCATCAGGTAATGGAGTCAAAGCTCTAGTCAAAATACCAATAGTACAGGATGACAAAGAATACAAAGAATATTTCAAGCAAATATCTGCAGTATTCAATGGAGTAGATGAATCAGGTAAGGATATTGCTAGAGCTTGCTTTGAATCTTATGATCCTGATATCTATGTTAATTTAGATGCTGAGAATTATATCATTGATTATGATGTTATCCCATTTGAGACTAGTGAGGTAGGTAGTATTACTAATATTAAGGTCTTAGATACTGATGAGATAGCTAATAAGCTGATGACTTGGTTTAAAAAGAAGTATAATTCACAAAATAGAAACTCCTCACTTTACAAATTAGCTGCAGCATTTAATGATTTTGGAGTAGATAAAAATACCTGTCAAGATTATTTAAAAGGATTTGAGCAAAAAGATTTTGGATCTGTAGAGATACTAGCTTTGATAAATTCTGCCTATAAAAAGACTGCTAACTTTAATACTAAGCAATTTGAGGATAAGGATAAAAAAGATAAGCTGATTAACTTTGTTTTAAGTGGTAAGTCTGATGCTGTTATCCTAGAAGAGTTTAAAGAGTACAATAAAGAGAATATTGAGTCAGAGATTCAGACTATTAAAGAGGTAATAAAAGTAGATGAGTTTTGGAAATATGATTTTAAAGGTGATGTATTAATTATACCATACAGATTCAAGCTATTTCTAGAGAATCTACAGTACTATAAGTACTATCCTGTAGCTAATACTAAGACCTTTGTATTCATTACTAAGAATGAAAATTTTATTAATCATGTCTCTGAATTTCAAATAAAGGATAGAGTAATGGAGTACCTGGTGCAATCAAATCGGATACCTGTCTTTGATGCTGTAGCTGAGAAGTCTAAACTATTCACTCCTCAATATCTTAGCATGATAGATACTGCTAATGTAGAGATGGAGAGGGATGGGATAGATTACGGTATGATTTACTATAAAAATGCAGCTGTCAAAGTATTTGCTAAGCATCATGAGATATATGAATACTCAGAGCTAAAGGGATATGTGTGGGGTAATCAGATAATAGAAAGAGATTTAATAGATGCTGATCATCATGAGTCAATGTTTAGGAGTTTTATTTGGTTTATCTCAGGGCAGGAGGTAGAGAGATATGATACTATGAAGAGTGTAATAGGTTATATGCTACATTCTTATAAGACATCTGCTAATAACAAAGCAATCATTCTCAATGATGAAACTATCTCAGATAATCCTAATGGAGGTAGTGGTAAGGGGATTCTAATTAATGCTATTGGATACATGAAAAAAGTTAGCACCATTGATGGTAAGACCTTTGACTCAAATAAATCATTTCCCTATCAGACTGTATCTAGTGACTGCCAGGTCTTAGCATTTGATGATGTAAGAAAGAACTTTAACTTTGAGAGCTTATTTAGTATAATCACTGAAGGCTTAACTATTGAATACAAAGGTAGAGATGCTATTAAACTACCGGTAAAAGACTCACCTAAAGTACTTATCTCTACTAACTACACTATCAAAGCAGATGGTGGCTCATTTAAGAGGAGGATGTTTGAAGTGGAGCTAAGTAGTTACTTTGGTACACATCATACTCCATTTGATGAATTTGGCTATATGCTATTTGAGGATTGGGATGAACAGGAATGGGCAAGGTTTGACCATTACATGATTAACTGCCTAAATTATTATCTAGAGAATGGCTTAGTAGAATCTGAAGCTAAGAATCTAGAGCTAAGAAAGTTTATTAATGAGACAAGTCAAGACTTTATTGAATGGGTAGATAATAAGAATCTAGGATTTGATCAGAGATTGAATAAGGTATCAATGTTTGAGAACTTTATATCTGAGTACACTGATCAAAAGAAGTACCTTACTAACAGAACTTTCAACAAATGGTGTAAGAAGTATGCAGAGTATAATGGTAAGGAGTATTTAGATGGATCTAGCAATGGTGCTAGGTGGTTTGAGATTAAGACACAAAGAGATCCTGATGTATGGGATACAATAAATTATAATTAACATGAACAAAGAAAACAAAACACTACTCAAAGCCCTAGAGATTAACTACCTCACCCTAAAACACCCTACTATGCCATACATAACAGCATCCGATTGGAATGATAACTCTGCTAATGCTCTGACTAAATGTATTATTCACTTTCTAACCTATTCAGGCTTTCAAGCTGAAAGGATTAATACGATGGGAGTATATAGAGAGGGTAAGAAGGTACAGCTAGGGGAGAATAGTAGACAGCTGAAAGGCACTTATACTCCTAGCACAGGTACTAAAGGCTCAGCTGATATATCTGCCACCATTAGAGGTAGGTCAGTTAAGATTGAGGTGAAGTATGGTAAGGATAGGCAGTCAGAAGTGCAGAAGAGGTATCAGGAATCAGTAGAAGCTGCAGGGGGTACATACTTTATTGCAAGAAATTTTGATGAATTTATGATATTTTATTTAAAATTCCTTGCAGATATAAAATAATTGATTACCTTTACTGAAATTTAAAACTTTATTATGGAAACAAAAACAAAAGCTGTAGTACCAGCACCTGTACTAACTCTGCACCAAAAGCTACACAAAGCTAAGCAGTCAATCGGCAAAGTAGCTAAGAATGCTACCAATCCACACTTTAAAAAGTCATACTCTGACATCAATGCCATTACTGAGGCAGTAGAGCCTATCTTATTAGAGAATGGTCTACTATTATTACAGCCTATTCAAGGAAATTCAGTATGTACTCAGATAATCTGCATAGATTCTAATGAGTCTATAGAGTCATGTATGGAATTACCTGCAGGACTTAATCCTCAGCAAGTAGGATCTGCAGTGACTTACTATCGTAGATATACTCTGAGCAGTATCTTATGCTTGCAGTCAGTTGATGATGATGCTAACATGGCTAGTGTACCTGTTAAGGCAGCTAAGCCTGGACTATCTAAGGAAAGATTTGAGGAGGCATTAGTATCTATTCAAGATGGTAAGTTTACTATCCCTAAGCTAAGAGAGACCTTTGAGCTTACAGATTTACAACTTAAAGCAATCATGTTATTATGAAATGGCATCCATCATCACTAGGAAAACTAATGATAGCATCTCGGACTAAGTCTGAGGTGCTATCTGAAACTACTAAGACCTACATTAGAGCTGTAGCTAAACAAGATTTCTACGGTTACAATGTAGAGCTGAATAATAAGTACATTAATAAAGGTAATCTACAGGAGAATGATTCTATAGCTCTATTCAACTCGGTAATGTTCAGCAACTACTCTAAGAACACTGAGAGACTAAACAACGAATGGCTCACAGGAGAGGCTGATATAGTTCTAGATGACCAAATAGTAGATATAAAGACATCATGGTCATTAGAAACGTTCCCTGCTACCTCAGAGGAGGGTATAAATAAAGATTATGAGTGGCAGCTAAGAGCTTACATGATGTTATATGATAAGAACTATGCTACTCTATGCTATTGTATGGTCTCTACTCATCCATCACTACTGAATGAATGGGAAAATTTATCACTGCATCAGGTAGATCATATAGCTCCTGAGAAGAGAATCACTACTCTACTCTTCAGTAGAGACCTGGAGCTTGAGGAGGAGATAAAGGTACGGTTGCATCATTGCACTGAGTATTATGTGACATATATTAATAGACTTAATAATAAATGATGACCGAGAAAACAATGGCAATGATCCTAATGCTGATAATTTATGGATTGATAATACTAGGTATGTATAATTTAATAACAACTATAATATGAATGATTACAAAGTAAAAGGACTTATCAAAGTGATAGGTGATACCGTACAGGTGACTGAGAAGTTCTCTAAGAGAGAGCTAGTAATAACAGTAGAGGATGGCAAATATCCTCAATACATCACCCTACAGGCTAATGGAGATAAAACATCTCTACTAGATGGCTGCAGAGTAGGTGAAGAGGTAGAGGCATCATTCAATCTGAGAGGTAGAGAATGGCAGGATAAACATTTCAACTCATTAGAGTTATGGAAGATTGA